AAAGCTCCCCGGTCTGTCCAGCAACATGAGCGATTTTGTGGACTTCATGACGGAGTTCGCAGGTCAGGTCGTTCGGTACACGGAAGTGTCTGCCATTGCGGGTCTGAGCGCAACGATTGACACGATTATCGGTTGGTTCACGCAAGACCCGATTGACAAGCTGGCAAACGATGTGGAGGACATTTCCGAGCAAACCTCCAACCTCAACACCAAGCTGGAAGTTGCCGTCCCTGAGTTGCAGACCGCCGCTACCATGTTGCAGAACTACAAGAACCTGCTGACGCAGATTGAAAACCTCTGCAACAACAATGTGGAGCTGTCCACCGGCATGTTTGTCAACATGAAGGAGGTCGGGCAGAATCTCGTCACTGGATTCGTTGACGGTATTCAGTCTAAGTCTGGTGACTACAGCAATGCGGCGAGAACCTTGGTGGAGGGCTTCAAGACCCAGCTCAGTGCCAGCTCTGAGACCTGCAAATCCACGGTGATTGTGTGGGCTTCCAATGTGAAGAACTGGTTTACCCAAGCCGGTTACGGCGGTATCAACCGCAACACTTTCCAGACCTACGCAAAAGACATCGTGAGTGGCTTTGGCTCTGGTATCACCGGCTCCTACAACAACTGCAAGTCCAGCATGACTGCATGGGCAAGCAACACCAAGAGCTGGTTTACGGAAATCGTCTCCCGCAATGCGTTCTACAACATCGGCAAGGATGTTGTGAGCGGTTTCAATGCGGGTATCAATGACTTCTATGACACCACTGCACCGTATATGCGCAAGTGGGCAAATGCGGCGAAAAACGCATACAAGGCGGCGTTGGACTCCAATTCCCCGTCCAAGGTGTTCATGCGGATTGGCGAGGACACCGTTCTCGGCTACAACCTCGGTATTTCCAACCTCGGAAGCACTACGAAGGATGTCGTGAACACTTGGGCAAAATCCTTCACCAGCGTAAGCCCCGTCATGCGCTTCGCCGTGGACACCTCTGCTCTCAAGTACTACACCAGCGATTCCTTCTCCAAGTCGGTTTCCGCAGATGTGGTGAACAACAGGAACTTCTCTGTGACTGGCTTCAAGGAGGGCATGGAGGAGTTCTATCGAGAGTATATCGAACCCACCCTGTCTCAGATGGCAGACGATATGCGCCGACAGGCCGATAAGAACGAGCAAACCATTGTTCAAATCGGGAACCGCACTGTCACTGACGCTGTAACCACCCAGCGCAAGGCCAACGGTTATGTGTTCGTGAAGTAAGGAGGTGCGGATATGTCCTATATCGCAATCAACGGCTATGAGTTGCCCCCTCCCAAGCGAGGGGTGCGACCCATTGTGACAACGGTTGTGGACGCTGGCAGAAACGCCAACGGAGCCGTTGTCGGTCAGCGTGTGGGTCGAGACCAGTACAAGATTGACGGTCTTGAGTGGCCTTGGCTCACCGCTGAACAGTGGTCGCAGATTCTCAACGCACTCAGCAATTTCTTTGTCTATGTGACATTCGTAGACCCCGTCAGCAATTCCCGGAAGACCATCAAGATGTACCCCGGTGATAGGACGGCTGAACCCTATTGGGCAGACAGTAGCGGAAAACCGACACACTACAGGAATTGTAAGGTGAATCTGGTGGACTGCGGCGAGTAAGGAGGGATTTTATGCAGAAGGTTTCCAAGGCATATAGAGACAGCATGAAGTCCTCTCTCCGAGAGAGAGCATACATCATGCTCTCTTTCGGCCTTATTAACCAAGAAGCACAGGCAAAAGCCACGGTTGAGGATGGCGATTTTGCGTACTACGCAAACGCCAAAAATGTACTCGGCGAAAAGAGTGACGATACGGTCTATGCAACGCTTGAGGAGAACTTCACGAGAGTGGACGGCTCCATGTTCTTTCTTCCGAGGGAGAACCAGTCGGGTGCATACCTCGACACGGGCATTATCAGCGAAAAGCTCCTGACGGAAGCTATCTTCGAGCTGACAATCAACCTGAACATCGTAGCGACCGATTTCAAGGGTATCACCATCAATTTCGGAGAAAACTACCCGGTTGACTTCGACATGGTGAGCAGTAGCGGACAGGTTATCGAGTTCCGGGGGAACGACCAAGCGGTGTTCTCCACTGAGGAAGTGTTGACCAACACCACGCAGGTGAAGCTCGTGTTCTACACGATGAAGAACCCCAAGAGCCGTGTTCGTATCTACTCCATCCGCTTCGGCTACGGCTTGGTCTACTACAACCAAGATGTCATGAGTTCCACCCTTGAGAGCTATGTGTCTCCCATCGGTGCGGATGTGCCGCAGATTGATTTCTTGGTACAGCTCAAGAACTACGACCACTACTTCAATGTGGACAATCCCAAGTCTGCAATCAACTTCCTCGAAACCGGGCAGGAAATGGAAATCTACTACGGCTACCAGCTCCCGGAGACCGGGGAAATCGAGTGGATTCGAGGGAACAGGCTGTTGTGTTCGGAGTGGGAGTCTGACGATTACACCGCCACAATTCGCTGTCAGGACATTTTCAGAAACATGGACTCCGAGTACTACAAGGGAATGTACAACGGCGAGGGTGTGAGCTACTACGAGCTGGCTGAGGATGTACTGAAAGACGCTGGCCTGACGGACTACTACATCGACCCTCAGCTCAAGATTCTTTTCACAAAGAACCCTATTCCGAGGGTGCAGCACAAAGAAGCACTACAGATTATCGCAAACGCTTGCCGGTGTGTTCTCACGCAGACAAGGTTCGGCACTATTCAAATCAAGTCCAATTTCGTCCCGGAAGCAAGCGCAAGCGCAAAGACCGAAGCGGTGTACTCCCATGCGGAAAACATCATGGACGATACCGTAAAGGACGAGTACGCTTCTCTGAATACGAATTACACCACGGCTGACGGGACGATGTTCTTCCTGCCCCGTGACCTCAGCGGCAAGAGCTTCAACACCGGCTTCGTTTCTGCGGAGCTTTCTGATGAAGACGGGCTGTTCACAAAGAATCCAGTGGTCACGATTGAGCAGGAAGTGGCCTGTATGTACTACGGTGCAAAGTTCGTGTTCGGCAATACGCTCCCTGCGGCGTTTACCATCCGTACTTACAACGATGGTCAGCTCGTGACCGAGTACGAGGTTGGGCAGGACGAAATCGAGCGTGTCACGATACTGCATATCGACCTTGACGATTTCGACACCATGGAAATCGAGTTCACCAAGACCGCTGACCCGTTCAACCGCATTGTGCTGAACAATTTCAGCTTCGGTGACATTACCGATTTCACCATGACCCGAACCGACATGACCTCCTCGCCGAAAGCTATCAAACAGGAGCTTATCAAAGAGGTAATCGT